CCAGTAACCGTTTACAAAGATCGTTCATGAGCACGCCTTATAGTGTTGGCACTTCGCGCATGCTTCGGCCAGATCCCCGCGACGCAGTTCGGGAAGCGGTTTATGGCGTTTGCGTTTGCCGATAAGCGCTGCCGCCTTCTCGATCCTGCCAGCCAGTTCGCTACTCGCTTTCCGGTTGTTCGGCGGATCGTACGACAGCTGGTAGAGAAGCGAGAGCGACGTTTCCGCGTGCGCCGCCAGTTCTCGCTTCTCGTCAATCGTTGATTCCTTCATCCAGATCTTGAATTTTCCTATCGCCATCAAATCCCCCTATCCTCAAATTCCTTCCTGTTACGACGTTCAAAGCGACGCGCCCACTCGTCGCGCTCTTTCTTCAGTAGTACTTCGCGGATCATGGCGAAGATGCACAGCATGCCAACCGCTGCGCATCCCACGATCAGACTGATTGATGTGTCGTCCATATTTCCTCCTGACGTGAACAGACTATAGCAAATGCGAAACAGCAATGCAAGTGCAAAAAGACCTTGACAGCGAAATTTTCCGCGACTAAATTACGAACCGCAGTCACCCACCAACCAAGGAGATACAAATGTCATTGGAAGAAGCGCTTAACCGTAATACCGAAATGCTTGAACGACTGTGCTCGATCATGGGCGCTGTTCCGTTTCGCGCTCCCGATCCGCAAGGTTATGGTACGAACTATGGCGATGCAATGAAGCAACTCCCGTCAGGTTCGCCGGAAAAGATCGCAGAGAACATCCAGCGCGAAATCGATGAAGCAAAGGAAGAAGTCCCAAACGAACAGACGAAATCCTCGCCCGCTACCGATACTTCGCCGCCTTCCTCGAACGAATCGCAAGCGGTGACTTACGATGACGTTAAGGCCGTCACCATCGCCGTTAGCAAGATCGACAAGGCGAAGGCAGTCGCAGGCCTCGCGCGGTTCGGTGCAAAGAACGCGAAGGAGTTGCAGGAAACCCAGTGGTCCGACTACGTGGTCTACATGAAGCGTGTCGCAGCAGGCGAGATCGATCCGGAGTCGTCGCATGAGTGACGAATACCACGCACTCGCAAGCCCCTCATCGTCCGCCAAATGGTTGAACTGCGCGAACTCGCTGGCAATGGAGATCGGCCAGCCAGGTGGCGACACGGGCGCCGCAGACCTGGGCACGGACAAGCACGAACTGCTGGCCCTGTGTCTGGAGTTTGGTAAAAACGCGGTGGACTACGCGGGCCACATTCTCAAGAAGGGTCACACGGTCAACAAGGAGCTTGCCGCCGACGTGCAGACCGTGATCGACAACGTCATGGAGCGCAAGCGCCATTATGAGTTGTTAGGCTGCACCGTCGAACTGCTGATCGAGAAGGACGTACCTATCGATCACATAACAGGTGAGGAAGGTGCCACAGGCCGTGTAGACGTTCGTCTGATTATCCGCTGGCCCGATGGTCACGCCACGAAGGACGTGATTGACGCAAAGTTTGGTTATCAGGAAGTGAAGGCCGAAGAGAACTCACAACTTCTGATGTACGGTGCCGGTTCGATCGAAGAACTGTCGCTGACTGAAGAGTTCTCTGGAATCACGCTTGTAATCGATCAGCCGACACGCGGCGCACCCGATGAGTGGCCGACGACGCCGGAGCGCATCGCGGAGTTCGTGGAGTATGCGAAACCGCGCGCCGCCAAAGCGATTTTGATTCACAAGATGGCAGGCGAACGCGCGCTGAAGGAAGAGGACTTCGCGCCGGCAGAAAAGACCTGCCAATGGTGCAGGGCGAAGGCGGTTTGTCCTGCGCTAAAAGCAAAGGTTGAGGAAATCACTGAAGCGGGATTCGAAACATGTGAACCCGAACCGGTGCAACCGCTCGCGATAAGCATCGAACGCCTTGGCGCAATATTCGAGCATCTGGAGCTAGTAGAAGACTGGATCAAGGCGATCCGTGCACGCATCGAAGCGGAGGTCCTGAACGGTCGCCCGGTGCCCGGCGTGAAGGTAGTTGCAGGCAAGAGGGGGAATCGGGCATGGGCTTCCGAGGAAGAGGCGGAAGCGATGATGAAGAAGTTCAAGATGAAGCAGTATCAGATGTACAGCTTCAAGCTGTTAGGCCCGAAGCCGATTCTTGATGCGCTGAAGGATCAGCCGCGACGCCTGAAGCAGATCGAAGCACTGGTCGTGCAGCCCGCCGGCAAGCCCCATGTTGTTCTGGAGTCGGACAAGCGTCCGGCGATTGAGATTACACCTGTCGAAGATGGCTTCGACACTGTTGATGAACTTTGTTAAGGAGATTTGAAAATGGGTACTATCGTTCAACTGAAGCACGTCCGCATCGCGTTCATCGATGATCTGTTCGAACCGGGTCAGTATGAAGGCAAGGGTGATTTCCGCCATACCGCCACATTCATCGTGGAACCGGGTTCGGCAAACGACAAGGCGATTCAGGAAGCCATCACGAAGGAAGCTACCGCGATGTGGGGCAAGAAGGCGGACAGCATGCTCGAAGACATGCGCGGGAACAAGAACAAGTTCTCGTACATGAAGAACAAGAAGGACAAGACGGGTGAAGTGTACGACGGTTTTGAGAACATGTTCGCACTGTCGGGTGTGCGCAAGCAGAAGGACGGCGCGCCCCTGTTCCTGCACAACGTGAAAGACCCGTCCACGGGCAAGGCGCAACGCCTGACGGGCAAGGAAGGCATCATCTACGCCGGTTGCTACGTGAATGCCAAGGTGGAGATGTGGGCGCAGGGCGGCACGTACAGCGGCATGCGTTGCGGCCTCCTGGGCGTGCAGTTTGACGGCCAAGGTGACAGCTTCGGCGGCGCGAGCCGCGCGACGGATGACGGCTTCGACGCAGTGGACGCGGAAGACGAATTGGCGTGACGCAAGGCCCTTCGGGGCCTTTTCCAACGAAGGAGATAAGCCGTGAAAATGAACTACGGTAGTTGGAAGGACGATGAATTGCGCCGGGCGCTCAACGCCGATCCTGACGACATCGACGCGATTATTGAAGCGGCGGAACGTTTCCGCAAATTCGAAGAACCATACGTTCCGGAACATCGGCATGAGTTTGATGTTGCGATGGAGTGTCCTGAATGCGGCCACGAGTGGGACGAGGTTGTGGATTGTGAGGACTACCAGTTATGAAACTCTGGTGGGATCTGGAAACCTACTCCGAAACCCCAATCAACGACGGCGCACACCGGTACGCGGAGAACGCGGAGGTGCTGCTGTTCGCGTGGGCGGTCGATGACGGGCCGGTTCAGTGCTGGGATGCCACGCGCACGGATTTCCCTTCAGGCATCCCAAACGGGATCATCGACGTGATAAAGGATGCCGATGAGTATTGGGGCCACAATTCCGGGATGTTTGATCGGGTAGTGATAAAGCATGCGCTACCCGAAGTGGCGAAACACATGGACGAGTCGAAGCACAGAGACACGATGGTCCAGGCGCTCTGCCACGGCTTACCCGGTTCGCTAGGCGCGCTTTGCGATATCTTCCGCCTCAGTACCGACGTAGCGAAGGACAAGCGCGGCAAGCAACTGATTCGCATGTTCTGCATGCCGCAACCCGCGAACCAGAAGCTGCGTCGCAAGACGCGCGAGACGCATCCCGCTGAGTGGGCGGAGTTCATCGAGTATGCGAAGTCGGATATTACTTCCATGCGCATCCTGCATCAGAAGATGCCGAAATGGAACTATCCGAATCTGGACTGGCATCTTCGCGAATGGCAGGACGATCAACGAATCAATCAGGAGGGAATCTATGTCGATCTTGAACTATCTGCGAAAGCCATCGAAGCGGTTGACGTTGCGCAAGCCGGCCTTGCAAGCGATGTTAGCGAAGCAACGAACGGAGAAATCGAAAGCGCAAGACAAGGAGCCGCGCTGCTCAAGCACATCCTCGCGGAATACGGGGTATCGCTGCCTGATATGCGTGCAGACACACTGGAGCGCAGGTTGTCCGACGCTTCGCTCCCTGATGGAGTCCGTGACCTGATCGCGATACGCCTGATGGCGTCTACGTCGTCGGTTAGCAAATACAAGCGCGTGATGCGATGCACGTCTTCTGACGGCTATCTGCGCGGCGTGATCCAGTTCTCAGGCGCGGGGCGCACAGGACGCGACGCAGGGCGTCTCTTCCAGCCTCAGAACCTGATGCGCCCGACACTCGAAGCCGACGAGATCGAAACGGGTATCGAGGCTATCAAAGCGGGCTGCGCGGATCTGGTGACGGATAACGTGATGGAGTTGTGCGCTAACGCGATGCGCGGCGTCATCATCGCGCCGCCGGGCAAGAAGATCGTAGACGTTGACCTGTCGAACATCGAAGGGCGCGTACTGGCATGGCTGGCGGGCGAAGAGTGGAAGTTGCAGGCGTTCCGTGATTTCGACGCAGGCAATGGGCCCGACTTGTACCTTGCCTCCTACGCGCGCACGTTCGGCGTATCTATTGATGAGGCCAAACGCCAGGTGGGGAAGGTGCTGGAACTGGCTATGGGCTTCGGCGGGGGTGTTGGCTCGTTCCTGACGTTCGCCGCCGTCTATGGTCTCGATCTGGCGAAGATGACCGCCGGTCTGTCGCTTGCGGATGACGTGGTTGCGGAAGCGAAGAACTTTTGGGAATGGTCGGTCGAGACGAAGCGGTCCACGTACGGCCTGCCGCAGGAAGTGTTCATCGCTTGCGATTCGCTAAAACGCCTGTGGCGCCGCGCGCATCCGAAGACAGAGGCGATGTGGAAGAGTGATGAGAACGCGTTTCGCGATGCCGTGATGAATGAAGGTGAGGAGTTTATCTCCGGACGCTGCCGGTTTGTTCGAAAGGGTAACTGGCTGCGCGCGATCCTGCCTAGCGGTAGATCGGTATCGTATCCCGCGCCTCGCGTTGAAGACAAACTGTCTTACATGGGCCTGAATCAGTACTCGCGGAAGTGGCAAAGACTTTCCACGTATGGTGGCAAGCTGACGGAAAATCGTACGCAGGCCGTTGCGCGCGACGTGTTCAAGTCCTGCTATCCGGCAGTGCTGGAAGCAGGCTACAGCATCCGTCTCCCGATCCATGACCAGCTGATTACGTACGCGCCAGACGGCCTGCTGTACAACGCGAAGCATCTCGCACAGATGATGGCGACGAACCCTGCCTGGGCGTCGGGTTTGCCGCTTGCCGCGAAGGGATTCGAGACGTACCGATTCCGAAAAGAAGATTGACATCGCGTTTTGCAATTGCTATAGTCTGTTCAACAACCAAGGAGAAACAAAATGCCGTGTACAGATGGTGGCGTACCTTACCCGCCGAGCCGTGAAGAGATTCTCGACTCGAAAACCCCCGCCATGCTTTGTGCTTTGATTGGCGCTCTGGAAAAGAGCGATTACCTAGATGCTCTCGACCGTATCGACTGGAAAGAGTCTGGCTTAACGCGAAATCAGTTTGAAGAGTGGTGGGGCATCCACCAGCAACGAGACGAAGCACGCCGTAAGCGTGAAGCAGAACAGAAACGTATAGCGGCACTTCGCGAGGAAGGTTTGAGCAAACTTACCGACGCGCAGAAACGTGCTCTCGGTTTGAAGGAGTAATCCATGTTCAGCAGAGACGCAAAACACTACCGCCCTACACCTCGCACGACTCAACAGGCGTTTGGCGCGTACCACAACTTCTACACGACCAACACGCCGAAGAAGCACGAACGGCTGGTCGTGATTGTTGGCGTGATCTTCGCCGGCGTGGTTCTCGGTTTGCTGTTTGGGTGGCGCGGTTGAGAGAGTCGGTAATCGAAGCGTACTTCGTGAAGCGCGTCAAAGCAACGGGCGGGTTGGAGAGAAAGTTTAAATCGCCTGCCCACCGTTCGGTTCCGGATCGCATATGCGGGTATCCGGGCGCACGGTTTGCCTTTGTCGAACTGAAGGCAACAGACGAAGTGCCTCGCGACGACCAATTGCGCGAACATAACCGCTGGCGGAAGTTGGGCTTTGCGGTGTACGTGATCGATTCGAAAGAAGGTGTTGACGAATTCATTAAGGAGATGACGAAATGAGCGGACTTTCAATGCTTATTCTGTGCTGGGGTATCGCGATTCTGGCTTTCGCTTGCGGATGGAGCCTGCGTCCGCGATGATTTCACTTGACCGACTTCGTGAACTGTTCACCTACGATCCGGATACCGGCGTTCTTACACGCTTGAGCACGGGAAAGCCTTGCGGCTCCCCGAACGGTAACGGGTATCTGCGTGTGAACATACAAGGGACGATGGAGTACGCGCATAGAATTGCTTTTGCGCTCCATCACGGCTATGTACCCGATACGGTAGATCACCGGGACCACGTGCGCACGAATAACCGTGCCTATAACTTGCGAGACTGTTCGAAGCATCAGAACAACAAAAGCAAGTCGAAGAGATCGAATGCGCGCACTTCGGATTTTATCGGTGTGTCTTTTGATACGCAGACAGGCCGCTGGCGCGCACAGATTACCGTCAACGGTAAGCATGTGTCGATAGGTCGGTTTGACGAAGAGGAAACAGCCGCACATGCTTATGACGAAGCGGCCCGAAAGTATAACGGCGAATTTGCTAAAACAAACTATGGAACTGCGACCGTATCAAACGATCATCCGTGACTTTATTCTGGAGAAAGATCGCTGTAATGCTTTCGTGCCGATGGGCCTTGGAAAAACCGTGTCCACGCTCAAAGCCATCGAAGCGAACACCTTGGTGGATGACGGTCCGGTGTTGGTACTGGCCCCGCTCCGGGTGGCGCAGAGTACGTGGCCGGATGAGGTGAAAAAGTGGAAACTTGATCTCCCGGTGACGGCGGTAGTTGGGTCATCACAGGAACGAATGATGAGGTTAAGGGATGACTCTGCGATCTTCACGATCAACTATGAGAATGTCCCCTGGCTGGTTGATTTTTTTAAGTACAATCCCCGCCCCTGGCCGTTCAAGACGATAGTCGCAGACGAAGTCACAAAACTCAAAGGCTTCCGCACGCGTCAGGGTACGAAGCGCGCAAAGGCGCTCGCGGAAGTCGCACACAAGAAGGTGGACAGATGGATAGGACTGACTGGAACACCGGCGCCGAATGGGCTGAAAGACTTATGGGGGCCGATGTGGTTCGTAGATGGCGGCCAGAGACTTGGGAAGTCTTTTTCGGCTTTCTCACAGCGGTGGTTCCGGGCGAGCTACGACGGTTATGGTATGGAGCCGATGGAGCACTCACAGAAGGAGATCCAGACGTCAATTTCCGACGTGTGCTTATCGCTGGATGCGAAGGACTACTTCAATCTCTCCGAACCGATCCGCAACAAGATCATCGTGGATCTGCCTCACAAAGCGCGGCAGATGTATCGCGATATGGAAAAGAAAATGTTCCTGGAACTGGAGGGGCATCTCGGACCCACGGAAATCGAAGCGCTGAACGCGGCCAGCAAGACGCAGAAGTGCCTCCAGCTGGCAGCAGGCGCGATCTATACCGATGACCAACGCAACTGGCAGGAGGTGCACGATGCAAAGATCCAGGCTCTTGACGACATCATTGAAGAGGCGAATGGTGCTCCAGTACTGGTCGCTTATCATTTTCGCCACGATCTGCATCGCCTTGTTTCCGCTTTTCCTAGGGGCCGCGTTCTGGACTCTGATCCAGAAACTATCAGGGCTTGGAACGCTGGGAAAATTCCTGTTCTATTCGCTCATCCTGCTAGTGCCGGTCACGGTCTTAATCTTCAGGATGGCGGAAATATACTCGTTTTCTTCTCTGTCAACTGGTCGCTAGAAGAGCATCAACAGATTATTGAACGCATCGGCCCGACACGCCAGATGCAGGCAGGACATGATAGACCGGTATTTATTCATTACATTCTGGCAAACGATACAGTGGACTTTGACGTACTTGAGCGTCTTGAAAGCAAGAAGACGGTTCAGGAAATTCTGATGCAGGCTATGAAACGAAGGGGATGATATGAACCCGTGCAACGATATGAATAGCGGTTATAAAACCAGCGTGGATTTCAGCGTTGAACGCAACCAGATACGCGATTTGTACGCGCGAGTGACTCAACTCGAAAAACTGATCCACTACCCGAACACGTATCAGAGCGAGATGACGAAGTTAGCGAAAGACCGTTACACCGATTTAGCCGCCGCGCGGGACGCGCACAAAGCCACGGAACACCTCTACGCGCCCCTGCGCAGCGATACGCGAGCCGTGATCGACCTGGCAGCGTTCGCGCGCCGCCTGATCGACATGCAGGACCTCGGCCACGCCGTGACGGATGAGGTGCGGGAACTTGCGAAACGGGCTTTGGGGTTGAAATGAAGCTGTATTCAACAACCGACATCGCGGCTTCAGTTCGCAAGGCGTACGAGACGTTCACGCATGTCGTGCTGAGTCGCGGTTACACGATCCTGAAGCCTGTCTACTTCAAGACAGAAACGATTCAGGATCTGGCGCCGCTCTACCAGTACGCCAGCTGGATACCCGCGTCAGCGCCGCAACTGAAGCGCTGGACGAACCTGGGTGGCGTGCTGATCGAACAGGACACGCACCCGGCGGACGACTTCCCGAAGACGGACGTAACGGTTATGGTGGAAGCGCCGTACGACATGGATCGCCTGAAGAAGTGCAACTGGCGCAACAATGAGTATGGTGTGATTCCGAACCCCGTATCGTGGTCCACGCATGAGGAGTGCATAGACCTGCGCTTCCCGACTTCGGAACTGTTACGCGAGATCTGGACCGTTGCTAACGGCCAGCCGTTCACGAATTACGAACTGGCGACGGAAACGGGCATCCCCGTCAGCCAATTGCAGTACATCAAGAATGCGCTTCACCCGGTCGAACACTGGTACATACAGAAGCGCCTGGCACCGGAGCGCGAAGAGATGCTGCCCGCGTGGGAGTGGCTGGAGGCGGGCACCGTGCCGAAGTGGAAAATCATTGAATCCGGCCACAAAGCGATGGTTGAGGAGTTGGGTAAATTCGGGTATATCAACCTGAAACGCTACCAGCACTACCCGGCTGAAGAACCGGATTGGACGGTCGTTGACCGCAAGCGGCAACGCGCGCTTAGCGATCTGGCATCTGTTCGATCGTTAGTGGAGTCACTTCCCGACCATCTGTCATTGTGATGACGGTTTGCCGTATCTCTTTAATTCGAGGGGCGTTAGCATGATAGAGAGCATTCAGTTCCGCGAGGGCGTTCTCAGTCTCACTATTTCCCTGCCGCGTCGTCCCCCCACCAGTGAGAGCGAGCGCAGCATCCAGTTTGACTTTGGCGAGGGCGGCGCTATCACCGAACTCCATCGTTGCGAGCTTATGGACTTCATTGATCCCGTCTACCCGGAAGGCTCGCACCAGATCCGCGACCTGGTTTTCAAATTGCTCGGTACTCATGCGCGAGTACGTCGGATCTACCTTAACTGTTTCTACCGCACCCGCGAAAGCCTGGAGGGCGGCACTGCGACGGATGAAGATGTCAAGCTCGCGCGGGGTACAGTCTAGCGCGCACGCAGCCAGGAAGATGTCTCCCTTGGCTTCTGTCAGCGCGGTCTTGATTGACTGTTCGGAAATCAGGCCGCTCTTTCGCGCTCTGCTAGTCATTTCTTCGTCCGCCGTTCAGGAAGTCGTTTCAGGGATTTGCCGTGTTGCTCTTCCACGAATTTCTTGCCGACCTTGGCAGGCACCTTGGAAGACTTGCCCGCCGCTGCCGCGTGCATAAGTCGGCTTTGCGCTTTCGATTTCATAGGCATGATATGACCTCTAGTAAGAAAGACCTGTTCCGTATCCAAGTTTCTGAAGGTCTGGTAACTGCTTCTTTAACCGGCCGGCTCCTATGTCTGTCCTGTAAAAAGGAGAGTTCGGTATCTTTACCTTTTTTAGGGCACTGTACGCACTGCGGCGCGCGCCAGTTATCGTTTCGCCGAGACCTGTTGCGATCAGAACATAATCCCCCGCCGTCACCGGACCCGGAAGATCCACCACCTTCCCGTTAATCTCGCGCGGCGCGTCGCCGATCATGACTTCCGAGAAGTGAAGATGCTCCATATCTTCCGCATTGTAAATCGGTATGCCGCAAAGTTCCTTGTTCGTTATTTTCGAGTAGGGAAAGTCGGGCAGCGCCATCAGGACAGAGATGGAGACTACATCGGTCTTCACCTTCAGCGTGTCTCGCCCGTTCACCAGATCGAGCATCCATTGGGCCTGATC